CGAATGAATTTCGTCGGGCCGAGACGGATCGGGCGACCGCCATTGCGCAACTGGCTTTTGATGAAGGCCATATTTTGAACTCCAAGTTTGCGATGAAAGGTGAAGCAATGGCGGCCCGCGGCCGCCACCGCATACGGCTTACTGGTTGGCCGGCATCGTGGCCTTATTGATCGCCTTCATGCGAATGCGCTTGACGCCTTCGGGCAGCAGGCCAACAGAATTGCCAGAAAGCTGGACCTTCCAGAGCTCCGGCGTACCTTTGAGCTGCGGCTGCTCGTAGGCCTGCATGTTTTCCTGATCCCATTCGATCTCGGAACCCATCGCGTCTTTCGCCCAGGCGAAGGTGTCGAGGTACCCCGCTTCGTCGAACGACTGTTTATAGCCGTTGCCATCGGCCAGGCCGGTGCCATAGCGGCCGGTTCCGAAGGTGAAGACACTGTCGGGAAGGGCCATAATGTGGACGCCCTGATAGGTCTTTTTCTTGACCTTGGCGTGCTTTGCAAAGGGCAGATCAGCCGGCCCCTGATAGTCGGAGCTGCTGAACTGCTTGTAGAGCATCAGCTGATCGAACCAGCTGTAAGGCATCGGCCAGAACATGTCATCTTCAGCACCGGACGCATGCAGGCGGCTGGTGACGTAGATGGCAGTTTCCAGATCGATCCGAGCAGTACCGTCGCCGATCGTCTGAACAACGGTTGGCTGATCTGTCAGCGTTGTCGCGCCGACTTCCGCGAACGAATTGAGAGCACCGAACTTCAATTCGTCACGCTTGTTCCGGACCGTCCGCGACATCAACTTGGAAAGAGCATCTTCCTGGCTGGGGCCGGTTTTCCGCTTGTCCTGTTTCCGCGTCAGCGCCGTCGCTTCGAAGTCGCGCACCTTGAGCTCGACCATGTCGAAGTTGATTTCCGAGATATCGACATCCTGGACAGCGCCGCTCAGCTCATACATCTGGACTTCGCCGCCGGCGACGGGAAACTTCACAAGGCCCGCACCACCTTCACCACGCGTCATGGTGTCGTCGAGGTAGCCACCCTCCGCCGCATAGCGGAGGCGGACCTTGTCACGGATCTTTTCAATAAACCATTTTTCGATTGTCATTTCAGGACCTCAAAAGAGTGATGGACGAAATCACCGAGAGGGCCGATTAGCCGGACAGCGTCGGGTCCGGTTAAGGATAGCCAGCGCGTCGCCCAGGTCGCTCCCGTCCGGTAGCAGGCAAATCATGCCAGCGGGCGGGAGCCGTTCAGTGCGCGTCAGTCGCCGATCTGCTTTTTGTAATCAGCCTGCAGCTGATCATAGGACCCCTGATTGAAGCTCTTGTGCCCCCAGGTGTTTTCAGGAAGGGCAGCACGACGCGCGAGATCCTGACGCGGATCCATTGCGCCAGATCCGCCGAACTGCATAGCCGGACCGTTGCCCTGCGTACCGCCAGCGACACCACGGATCCATTCGAACACACGATGCCCCTTCGCGCTATCGCCGAGCATGGCCTTGGCAAATTCAACATCATCCTTGGCGAGCCCGCCGTTTTCGGCACCCTTGGCAGCGACACTGTCGAGAAAAGCATAATTTTCATTCATGCGCTTTTCGACGGCCACGCGCTGCTCAGCTTCCGGCAAGTGCTTGGCAACATCGGGAATGAGCGCGGCACGCTCGGCCTTCTCATCAACGATAGGCTCCATCAAGCCCATTTCAGCCGACACAGACAAGAACTGCTGAACCATGCCCTGGTACACGGGCAGCGGAACTTTATTATCGAAGGCGTATTGCTGCATGCGCGCCGTGATCGGATCGCCCTTCAAGGTTTCCAGATGCGGCTTGATCGCTTCCGGAATTTCGCCGGAGAACTCTGCATAAGCCTCCGGCGTACCGCCCACCTTGTTGCTGGCGTCGCGATCGCGATAACCGTCGAGCGCCTTTTTCATGTTGTCGATCGTCTCGTTATTGCTCTTGCCAACGAGATGATCCGCTATGCCTTCCGGCTTGTAGATTTCTCCGGCGGGCGTAGACGAAGCGCCCGCCGGAGTAGTGACAGCCGATGGAGGCGGCTGCACGCTGGCGTCGGCGGGAGGAGTTACCGACGCGGAGGAACCTGCAGGCAGCGCAGCAGCAGCAGCCCCAGCGCCGGCATCGCCGCCGCCAGATCCACCACCCTCACTGTTAAAAAGCATCAGGTCGAAGAAGTTGATGCCGCCTAAAAATCTGACTTTCATGATCCAGCTCCATTCTGGTTTTGCTTTTTCGCGACGAGTTTTTCGCCGTGACTGATCGCGGCAAGGATCGCCTCACCCACGCCATTGATGCCCTGCCGGGTTGCAGTATTGAGTGCCGTCTGCTCGAAGGTCTGGCCGGTAGACCGCAAGGGCATACGAAGTGTGATGTCCATCATCCACTCGAACATGGCCCGGCCTTGCGCCGTCTGGTAAAGGCCGTACATGAACTGGGAGACACCCTCTTGCGGCTGCATGGGCGCTGCCTGCATATGCGGGCGAAACAGCGCCTCGAGTTCGCCCCAGCCTCCACCACTTTCGACAATCCCCTCAAGCAGATCCAAAGGCTGGGCCGCGCGCTCCGGTATAAACGGGCCGGACATCAAGCAGCCCTCCGCATGTCAGCCACCGCGAGATCCTTGAGCGCTCCCGGAGCCTGCTTGGCCATCTCAGCTGCCATTGCGGCCTGCATTTGTTGCTGACGTGCCTCTTCGATTTTAACGATGATGGCTTTCTTTTCGCTCTCGTCCGGGATCAGATCCTTGTCGATCTGCAGGCCGTCGGCGATACGCTCCATCACCTTGTCCTGATTGAGGTACAATTCCCTCTGATCCGGACCGGCAAAAGCCACGACCATATCGTGATAGTTCGCGATCGCGGCGATCCGATCGGCGTTGAGCGCGGCCTGCATGGGCGAACGGACATTCACCGACACCAGAAGATCGTCCACCTGCTGGATGCCCGGAAGCATGCCGAATTCCATCAGTATCTCGGCAGCACGCGGCACAACTACCGGCATGATCTCGCGCACCAGGCGTCCGAATGCACCGATATGAATGTTTGCTCGCTGCTGCAAACGCCCTGCCATTTCGGATGCAGATCGAGGCGTGCCCTCATAATCCGGCAGGCGCGTGTCAAACATAGCCTGCTTGATCTGGCCCTGCAGATCGCCGATGAGCATCTGGGCAACGTTCATGCTACCCGACGCCGGATCAAGGCGCTGCACGTCCGGCCCCAGAACGCCACCGGTCGATTGCATGGCCCAGAACTGACCCGGAGCCATCTGCACTGTATTCGGATTGAACGTGCCGCCCGCGCGATATCCCCAGATACCCAGCATATTGATAGCGGCGCTTTTAAGGGCCAGTTCTTGCGCCTTGTTCAGGGTCTTGATCGTCGGCAGCGCCGTGAGGATTACGCCCCGACCATAGGCTTCGCCTGGAACACGGTAATAGCGGGGAATGGCAATCGGCTGGGTCCGGTACCGCTCATGAGTAATCAGCTCGACCGAGTTATCCAGGCGCGCACCGAAATGCCAACCACCGCTGGGGCGCGGATCGGCCCACCAGTCCTGGTAGACAGTGACTTTTTCAGATGGCCTGGTCTTGGCCCGATCCTTGAAATCAGACGGGAAACGCCCTTTCGGCCATGCCTCAACGATCTGGTCACGCCTCAATTCCTGCCGCCACGATACCAGATTAACGCGGCCAAATGCGTCAGTCGAAATAGCGAGCTGGTCGAAGGGAATGCAGGCAAACATGATGGGGTTGCTGGGCGTACCCTTGACTGGCAACAGCGCGCCGGTGCCAACGGCCAGATCGATGCACATTTCGTGGATGGCAGTGTCCCAATCACCCGCAAGAAAAAACGGATGAATGAGCTTCGAAACGCGAGAAAGCTCGCGGTTGAATTGCTTCTTTTCGCCATCTTCGAGAGCCATGGCGGCAAGTGGCCCCGCCTCGAGCTCGAATGTGGATTGCCCGGCCGGAAAGAGATCACGCTGCAGATTGCCGGCGAAGTACATAGCCGACATGGGCGCAGTCATATCAAACAGCCGGTCCGGCCCGCGCGCCCGGCCGTTCGCGCCACCGCTTGGCCGGCGCATCGGGACCGCGAAATCGTAAGCTTCCTGATAGATCGGCGTCCAATGGGAACGCTCCCCCCAGGTGTTGGCAACACGGGTTTTCAGGGATTGGACGTCAACGTTGAAATCTCCATCCATCAGGCAAGCACCGCGCTTGCGCTTCCGGCATCACCGCCGCCATCCTCGAACAAACGGCGGCCACGCGGCGCACGACGGGTCGCGGCTACTGCCGTGTTATTCCGGTTCGCCTCCGCTAGCTGGCGGTCATTCGCCACTTTCTGCAAGTCGCGGCTCTTCTCCGCCTCCTGCTTGGCTCCCTTGTCCGACCCGCCGAACAGTCCCTTGACGATCTGACCCATGCAGTTCCCCATCCAAAATCCAAAGGGTTTCGCCCAGGTGCTGGAAGCCGACGAGGCGTGCCATACGCACACCACTGCGATTGTTTTCCGTCACATGGGTTATGACGGTTCGATTTTGCGCGATGGTCGAGAGCGTCAAATGCGCGAACCGGACCAACTCACGCATATACGCGCGGGCGGGCGCACGAAGCGCCAGACAGAATTCCCGACGCCCCGCATCGTCCGGAACGAGATATGCAACCGCCAGCAGTTCGCCATCGATGCGCAACGAAACACTCTCGCCGTTCGATCGCTGCCAGATCGCAGCCTTGCGTGCGAGCGCCCGCCCGCCCGCGCACGCGAGGCAATCGAGCCAGGCGGCCGGAATGGTTACCGTCACGCGTCCCATACGTTGAAGTTCCCGGGTGTCTGTGGTGCAGGCTGATTTCGCAAAAGCCGCTGCTCATGCAGACTGACGACACCCGCCGGCAGCGCCGTATTCGCGCCGTGCGCAATGACGTTGGCGAGGCCGATGTAGCCCAGCCGGCGATATTGCTCCGCGTCGTGCGGGTGCGAATAGGCATTCTTGACCACGGCCAGCTTGTCGGTACCGCCGATCGTCGCCTGTTTCGTGAGCTTATAGTGGGCGGCAAATCCGCCCAAGATCATCTTGCAGCGCGGATCGACGAGGTAGCCCGGCACACGGCCGTCGATCATCGTGGTGAGGCCCATGCGCACCGCGTCCTGGCGCACGCCGGGTTCATTCGAAGGGGCTGGCATGATGGGGAAGCGCAACGTCTTCTGCACCGTCATCGCGAAATTCATTTCATCGTTTTCGGTGTCACCGCCGTAGAAAATCGCGGGGTCGCCATAGATGCCGATAATCGGCAGGCCGGGAAACTGGCTCATCAACAAATCCAGCAGCATCAACGAAAACCGCGTCGGTCCCGTTCCGGGTTCCGTCACCAGCTCGGCCAACAGGCGATCCTGCCCGTTCGC